TTAGATGTATCGGTAGCTAAAGTAGCGTTTCTAATTAATAGATTTACAGGTAATGCATCAGCGACTTCTCGTGCTGTTGCTGTTAAGTAATCATTTAAGGCAGTGGTATCTGCGCTTAAGTTTATTCCTGCTAGGTCTTCTATTTGTGTTTGAAATGACATTTATTTTCCTTTTTTTAACAGATTTAGGGCAAACCCTTTATACGATTTGCCCATAGTTCTGTTAAACTTGATTCACATTGTCGTCATTGTTCTAACCAGAGGTTATCCCATTTACAGCAGAATTAAAACAATACCAATTCGTACCATCAGATATTATAGAAAACGAATCTCCTATAACTGTATGGATAAGAGTTAGTGATGATATAGCTGCGTAAAATTGGGTTTTATCCCCAGTCATTATTCCACTACCATAAATCAGTGAAGCACCACCATTTAGTACATGTTCACTATCATCTCCTGAGATAATTTTACAGGAGAATCCTTTATAGGCACTTGCCATAGTAGGGAGTGAAATGGTTACTACTCCGCCAGATAAAACCAATGTTTTTCCGTGATCTGTAGGAACAATAGTGTAAGCTGCTGTTTTGCTTTCAATAGCAGCTCTTGTACCACCTATGTAAGGTCTTGCCATAATTAGCCCCCTTAATCAGTTATCTTGAATATCTTATGAGATTCAATCAGGGTTAATCCAAGTCCTTCATCAGACATGTACTGGTCTTTTACGCCATCGTAGGCGTCATCTGTTTTAACGTTCGCCTGATAAACAGGTGGACGATAAACGGAATGGAACAGGTTTTCATCTGATACGACTACCATATATTTATTATATGGGCCACGAAGTGCGGGTGTCGGTACCATATGAATAACTCCATGAGGAGTTTCCAGTTGACGATAATTAAAGCCCAACGTATTTCTTTCAGATGGGCCTATATCGATATTCCATGCAGAATTACCTGCAAGGCCGGAAGCGCCGTCCAGTTTCGACCAGTAACTCATGGCACCAGCACCGCAAAATGCTATCTTAGCTCCGCTTTCGGGAACGTATTGGAAAACTTTTTCCATATCATCCACGAAATCGCCGTAGCCATAAGTAGCTTCAGATACAGTGAATACACTTTGGTCATCACCAGATGTATCACCGTATTTGTTTATTGCAGTTACAAGTCCCATTGTAGTACGAACTCTGTTACTGTTTGCGTCAGTTCTTCCGCCATCTGTAAAAGATTCAGCGGTAGTTCCGTCACGAGAGTCACCAAGTCCAGTTCCAATTGGGGAACCACCAAACAAGAATGCTTTTTCTTTCTGCATCTTGTGTTCTTGTGATTTCTGTAATCTCAAACGAGCAAGCTCAGAAGATTCGCCACGAAGTGCGGCGGCTTCTAATGTCCCGGTGATTTCCAGAGGTGTTTTGAAAATCTGTGTGCTATTCCACACGACTTTCAGTTCGTCAGCCCATGCATTAGCAGCAACTGTACCTTCACCATGTGCATTACCGACAACGATGAAAACATCGTTATCTGCAACGTCAATAGATGCGGTTCCAAGATTTTTGAATTTAATCGTGTCACCATCTGTTACAGTTGTTATTACTACATGTCCACGTAGTGTAGCTTCGGTAGTATCCCAGACTTCACATTCGAGTCCAAGATAGCTACTATCTGCTGTAGCGGGTAATCCAACAATTCCATCGATATCACAATCGTCTGATTCAGTGTCATCAGCGGCTTGAGCAGCAAGATTTTCATTTGCTACAAAACGTTGGTTTTCCCATGGGTTTCTATGTTCAAACATTTTGAACAAGGGGTCAGTGGGAGTACGAGTTTCTCGACTAGCGACTACCGTAGTAAACGGTGCCACATCAGTCCATAGTTCTTTTACAACTTGAGGGCTAATGTAGAAGTCTCGTCGATCAGTATATAGTACTCCAGACCCGGTAAGGTTTGCAATAGCCATAATTAACTATCTCCTAACTTTACTATGAGCAAGTAAAGCAGCATTGAACATATCGGCGTCATTGGGTTCAGGGTTAGCCATACCAGTCTGCACTGCAGTCGTGGTGGGTATCTTTAACGCCTCGGCCTGTTGGTTATATTCTGCCATTTTCTGATTTACTTGTACTTGCTTGGGTGTGGGAGCGCTCGTTAGATCAAATAGCTTCGCAAGAATATCTAGTGAAACATTTCTAGGATCAGAAGCCCAGTTAATGAATCCACTAGCTTTTTGGTCAGTCCAATTGTAAGCACTTCTTACATGATTGTAAGCTTGTGATACCATTTGCTGTTCCTGCTGTTGTGCCATCATCGATTCAGTTTCCTGTAATCTTGAATACTCAAGATTTTTCAGGTAATCATATCGATCATCGACAAACTTTTCTTTTTGAAGTCTAAATTGAAACGAATTACTCTCAGGATCGTTATATGCGTCAACCTCGTTGTAATTAAGCGGCTTTTCGGGAGGCATAGGCTCCTTCAATGAATCATCTTGTGGCTGTTGATGTGTTTCATTGGACAATGATTGTTGCTGCGGTTGTTGGGCAAGAGCTGATTTATACATATCCAGTTCTTGCGCCATACGAGCATTATCATTCTTGGCTCTATCTGCCTGTGATTGCCAATAAGCCATTCTTTGAGGGTCGTCTTTTCCCAATGCTTCTTCTTCTGTTTGAGCTTCAGCAACTTCACTGCCATGTGCGGTTTGAACCTCTGGTTGTTCCACGATTAGTGGAGCTTGGGTAATTGAAGGCTCAGGACGTGCATCGGGTTGCTCAGTAGTAAACAGACCATTCTGTTGTCCTACTTCTGGGTTCTGAGTCTCAGCATTACTTGCGGTTTGATTTTCCATTATTCCTCCAATGGGATTATTTCGTTGTTTGAAGCTTCTCGCTCAGCAACAACACCTTTAACCTTCTTTAATTCATCTTCAGTTCGTGACTTATAAAGCTGGGTAGCCATATCAGCACGATTAGATGATTCTTTCAGGTCTGACTTGAATTTTTCTACTTCTACACGCTGTCTCGCATGTACCAACTCACGCTGGGCTGTCTGCAAGTCTCCAGACAAATCTTTTATCTGTTTCTGTTGGCTGCTAACCTGTGACGTAAGTTGTTTCATTTTACTGGAACGATTGATTACGCCTTCCATATCTGCTACTTCTGTCTGCTTTAATACTTCAATCTGGTCAATAAGTCCAGATTTATATAATTCCATATAGTATTCAAAGCGGGCAAACCGGTTAGACGGTAATGTGGAACCAGATACTACCACAATATCGTATTTGCCAACCGTTACATCATTAAGCCTACCTAGAAACTCTCCTGAGATACTATCATACATAGGCTCATTAATTGTTAATTGCTTAGGTTTATTATTGGGCTGCAGAAGGCGAATAACCTTTTGGGTATTATAAGTAGCCTGAATAAAGGCTACTACTACTCTTGCCAATTGATTTAATCCTTCTTCAATATCATCTCTTTTACTCTTAATCCTTCTCTGTCCATATTCATCAAGGGCAATAGTACCTTTAAATGTCTGTGGCATATTTGAAGGATCGCCCTGCATAAGCGAATAAATACCTAAAATTCTTTCTATATCAGCCTTAGCATCAGATTCATTCTTATATAATTCATTTGGCAGTGGTACCGGCCCTGCTACAATAGGCTGTCCAAGCTCTGGATCGTATTCTATAACTGCAGTACCTGCCCGTCCCCATTCTTCTTCTAAATTCTTTCTATTCATAGACCCACGTGGTATTAATAGCTTCACGTTGGTAGACGAAGAAGCATGTGCCACTATTAAAGACCTGATCTTATTAATATACTCTTGCAACCCTTTAACCATTCTTACGTCTGATAAGGGATATGGATTACGATTATGATTATTCATAAACGAAACTATTGGATATTCTTCCAATGGTAGCATACTTTCAAATAATAATGTCCCACCTATAGATACAATCTGGTAAATACGGGTAATGCCTATCTGGTTAGATATAATATCACCTCTTTCAATCAGTCCGCCATAAGTAATAGGTTGTAGCATTGTAGTCGTATCAGGTAAAGCAGCGGCTGTTTCCTCTCCCTGCATCATCATCTCTTCGCCAGTAACAGGATTCATCATCAAATGGAATATATTTCCAAATTCTTCTTGAATCCCTTGATACTGCTGCACCTCAAGATCGTC